ATAATATAGTCTGCTTTGTAGTTAGACAAAGCCAACTGATTGATAGCAGCAGCCAATACGTCAAACTCGTTAGCGCTTTCAATAGCGTTAGCAAAACCACCAGCTGCGAAATCAGCAGCGTTAGTAATAATACCAGACAAGTTTGGCGCAACACCAGAACCAGACAAAATTTGCGCGTCCTCAATTTCTAAAAGTTTTTCTGGGGCGCGTGCAGACAAATAGCTGGTTAGCTGTGGGGTGTCGGCAAGCATTTCCTCAGAAATACGGAAATAAGTACCAATTTTCTCTACGTTAACGCTTGCAGCAGTCATATCAAAATCAGACTGTCCTAAAGTAGCGCCTTCTGCTTTAGCAGCAGCACCGTTAGAGTAGCCAGATTCTTTTACAAAACGTACAACATCGCTAGTAGTAGAACCTACTGGGATAAGGTTACGAACGTGTACTGGTCTGGTAGGGTCAAATTTGAATCCAGGTACTCGGTCAGCAGCAATAACTTCGCCAGAAAAATCTGCGCCAGTAGTCATATCAGCTTTAATTTCAAAACGGGCAGAACGTGACTGGCCTTTTACCATTGAATCAATAGCGCCATTTTTAAACGCGTCCATCAAGTTAGCCTTAAAAGATTTAGACTTTCCAGCCTCAAACGCTTTTTTGCTTGCTACTTCTTGTGAATCTAAACGGTCGTTTAGTTCGTTAAACTTGTTTACCAAGTTGGTAACCTCGTTTTTAATCATTTCGTCAGCTTTACCAGTAGCAGAATCAACCGCTTGACCGTAAGCCTTCTCAATTCTAGAATCAATCTCTTTAGAAATAGAATCTAATTGGTTTTTAATCATTTCGTCCATTGTAATTAGAATTAAATTTTTAGGAATTTTTTAAACTGTCGTATAGATATTTAAGTACCTCGCTAGTAACTTCCTCTGTAGTCGGCAGTGTGTCCATCTCGGACGGCGCTGTGGCTTTAACAAACAAAGTTTTTAGCTTTAGTATTTCTGCTTCTAGGGCGTAGCCCAACTCGTCTGAAATTTCAGACTTGCGTATAAGTTTAGCCAGTGAATCGTATTTAGCCTGGGCTTTCTCTAGGTCAAAGTTTCCTTTAACGTCTAGAATAAGCGCCTGGTCGTTAGCGGCTAGTGTAACTGCGCTAATCTCGTATAGTTTTACTTCTCTAATTTCTCGGTAGTTGCCATTCATAGCCTTCATAATTGGCAAAATTCCTACACTGTTTTCGGTAATTACGCCAGCCTTCATAAGTTCCACAACGTCTTTACCTAGGCGTGTCTTTGGTATTTCAGCCTCAAATACTAGACCTTTTTCGTCCTCGTATAGGTTCAGCATCTTACCTAAAGGCATATCCATATTATGCTGGTATAAATACCGCACACGTTGGCCATTCTCTTTAATAGTCTTACTATAGGCGCCTTTGGTTATAATATCGCCATCGCTGTCTACATTACCAAATACAGACCCATAGCCTTTAACTATTCCAGCTTTGTCGTCTGCGTCTATTAGGTCCCCTAGTGGTGCTGACTTGTATAGAATCATTTTAAAAAATTTTTGTAAAGATAGGAATTATATAACTAAAATTCTGGGGTCCCCTTTTCAAACACTACTGGCGCCAACTGTCCTGGTAGTACCTGGTCGTGTTTGTTAGATAGTATTATTTCTTTTGGTATGTTTTCAAAAGCAGCACAACCTAAACCTATCAGTGGCTTATGTTTACATTTAAAACAAATAAAATCTTTTACTGGTTCCATAGTTATTTTTTAAAATACAAGTCAATTAATTCACCAATAAGCCTAGCGTATTTACTAGGGTTGCTGTTTAATTTATATTCTGTAAAGCCTTCGGCTAAAAATTCGTCTATATTTGTGTCTGCATATTTACCTAAATACAACTCATTAGCCAGCTTAAAGTTTTTAGATTTAAGCGCCGCAATAACCTCTTGGTTGTATTGCGTTCTAATTTCTTGTAGCTTTTCAAAAAATTCAGCCCCTTTTGGGTATAGTCTTATTGTAGACACATCAGCAATAACGTGCGTAAATTCGTGCGTTAGTGTAGCGTATTGTGCGTTTATTGAATCTATAGCGCTTTTATGTCTTTGTAAAAATTTAGTTTCGTCTACAATTCTGGTTCTTTGTTCTATATCAGCTGCTTTGTGTCCAAAATTTATTGAATCTAACCTAACTTTGCCGTCATTTCTCCAGACACTTCTTTTAACTTGTCCGTATGTTGTATTGCTAGATTTAAATATAACAACAGTTTTACCCCAAGTTCCTTTGTTGTATTCTTGTTTTAAATCGTATTCTTTTACCAGTTTATCTATTCGCTTGTTATATTCATTATATTGGTCTAAACCAAAACCTCTATCTAACCTAACACTATCAACGTCTAAACCAGCTTCTTTAAGCGTATCTAGTGTTTTTAGTTTAGCTTCTTTAAGTGTTTTTGCTGGCACAAATTCGTCAGCTGCCTTGGCTGGTTTACTAGCTACTATGTTAGCCTCTGCCACTGCTGCCTGGACTGCTGTCTGCACAACTGTACCCAACTGGCTTAACCCTTCTGCTGTTAGCGTATCTGCTACACCAAATCCTAGGTCTGTAATTTCGCCAACAGCTTGCGCGCCTTCTTTTGGAAATGGCGCCATACTACAGCGGCAATTAATTACGTTACCAGGACTACCGTTTGTGGCCCCTGGACGCATTAAAAATTCAATGCCACGTTTTGTAGGCACTTCAAAGGGCTTATCAAAGTCCACTACAACACCGTCCATTACAGCGTGGTCAGCATAGTCTTTGTTTGCAAGTCGTCTTGTTCTAGTGTCATTGGCGCTAATCCATTCCTTTTGCATATCTGTGCCAGGAAAAATGTCTAATGCCGCTGTTTCAGTAGCTAGGTTAGCTATGTTGGTGGCTTCAGTTCTTACTAGCCTTTCAGCTTGGTATTGGCTGTACTGTTCAAACTTCTGGCGTAACATACGCGCGCGCACGTCAGCGCCTTCGCTTATAAACACGTCATCTGTAAATAGTCGCCTGGTTACATCTATTAAATTCTGCCTGGCTGTGCCTTGTACTAGGCTTACACGTTCAGCAGCTACTGCCGCGCCAACTAATTTAAATTGCGCCCTCCAGGGTTCTACTAAATTGCTAGGGTTAACGCCTTTTTTAATCAGTTTATCAAAGTTCTGGGCATACCACTTGGCAAAGCGTAGCCCTATGCTTTCATATAGCCCCTCGTATAGTTTGGTGAAATCGCCAGCATTGTATAAAAACTGTACATCGTCAGCCCCTATACTTCCCTTGCGTTTGAATATGTCCAAAGCTATTGTAGCCTGGCTATCGTAAAACGCTTTAACTTGACCAGCTGCGTAGCGTTCTGCTGCGTTTAGGTTTTTATCCCATTCACTAGCCCAGTTAGCTTTTACTCGTTTTATTACGGCGTCCCTTTCAGCTATTTGCATAGGGTTTATTTTTGTGCCTTAAACTGCTGTAGGTCTAAATCAAATGCTTTTGGCGCCTCTAAAGCTGCTAGGCTAGGTTCCATGGGCATTAGGTTAGCTGGCATATAAAATTGGTCTAGCTTCTCGTCCTCAATTCTACCGTAGTACATTGCCTCGCGCTTTTCGTTTGGCGTAGTCCACCAAGCGTTAGCCATTTGACTAACCAGCTTGTCTATGTCCTCTTGCATTTCTGGTATAGCCGTAAAATCAAAGTCAATGTATAGGTTAGCGCCGTATTTAGGCACTAGCCAACGGTTCAACTCGTCGCGCAGTTTAATTAATTCTGGTATTACAGCGTTCTGGTACAAGGCCTTTTTAGCCTCCTTCATATTGTTGTACGTGCTAGTGTCGGTGTTGTTTAGCAGCTGTACTGGTATGTTGTAGATATTACAAAGGTCTTTTATAGTAGCGTTGTACTGTTCAATCAATGCCAGGTCAGACGCTGGTAAACCAAAATTAATCCAGGACAGTTTACGTGGCGAAATAACCACGTCCCCAGCGTTGTTAGAACCCTGGTAGTTTTGTCTGAATTTATCTTTAAGCTGTTGGGCTTGCACTTCATTAATATCCCCGTCGTCAGACATCAGCACCCCTCTAGCCATTTGGTTTTGTAGGTAT